CAACTAAATACGCCGCCAATAGCACCTTCTGTGGTGGAAATTGATGGAATTACTGTAGTTAGATCGATTTCAGAAGTATTAATTCCAGGGCTGACTTGAAACGCCATTGTAATCTCCCTTTAGAGGTGGTATAAGTTGAAACATATTTTAGTTTATTTATAAATTGTCAGAGTTGTCCTTTGCAAGCGACCAGAAGTCTCCAGAGTGCTGATTGATCGATGTTGTGATAGGATCATTCACTTCTCTGTCAAGATCATCGTCTCCACTAGAATATATTCCAAAAGGAAGCATTTCTTCTTCGAACATACGCTCATTTTGCTCATATATCTTTTTACGAATATCAACGTCAGTAATTTCTTTAAGATAAGGCTGTGAAGTTAGCCAACCAAAAAGAACACAGCACATTGCTAAATCATCATGACCATCCTCGGCTTCATAAGATTGCCCTCTTAGTGAGAATCTTGTCAGCTCATTGATAGTGTCATAGTCTTCAATAATAAATTTATCAGCTTCAACCAATGTCTTTAATGTAGAGCAGCCGATACGCTTAACTTGTTTTGTTGTTCTTACGCCATAATGCGTAGTTGTAGCAAATCCACCAGACAAACTTTGCCCAGTTCTGCCATTATTTGCAGTTACGAACACACCTTCATACTCAAGATCATAGTGCATAATATCAGCTACTTGCTGACCAATGTCATTTGTTTCAATAAGAACCAATGCGTCATTGTAATGCTTGGCTGTTTCATAAATGATATTTGGATAAATCAACGGAGAGATCAGATTGTTTCTAAAAGTGCCGACCATCTTATAAGGAACAGTTGATACATTAACAACAATGAATGCTGAATAGTCTCCACCCATGCCACGAGAAGTATCAACAACCATAGCATAGATCTGTCCCTTTTCTGGAGCATTATAATATTTAAGACCAAGTTCGTTCTGAGTAATTGGTGTTTTATATGCTAGAGATCTTAGTTTAGCAGGATGAATAAGTGTATTTGCTGATCCTAGGAATTCGCAATTATGTGATATAATATCGTTTGTGTAATATTGTGTTCCATCTACTCCTAAAAGATCGTAGTATTCAAATTCACCTTCTTCAAAATCAATAAAAAATATTTCAGAGGATTTGTTGTTTGTTATAACAATATCAGAATTTATTAAATCTATGGCAGACACCCATCCATTTGATGTTAATATTTTATGGTTTGGCGCACAGATTAATTCTTTACCAGATTTGAGAAACACAGTCACTCTACCCGATTTTAAAACTTGTTGTATTCCTTTAAATGGTTTAAATCCAGCTGGAGTTAAAACTTCATAGTTTTCGTTATAAAACATTACGTTTTCCTGTGATAATATTATATATCTGTTTAGAACTTACATTATATTTTTCACAGTACAATTTACTAAAAGCTGTTTCGTACGAAAGAATTTTACCATTTTTACTTTTTTTATTTGCAAATTCTATATCAGGTTTTAATTTATAAATATTTAATATTTCTTTACAAGTCTCATCTGTAATTTTAACAGGAGACCATCTTTTACCTTTACGTGTACTTTTAAATTTATTGATCGTTTCTTCTGAAAAACACCCAGATTTATTTTTATTCCAAGGCTCTCTACCTTTAGGTGCACCGCCGATACCAGGACGTTTTTTTCCAGTTTGAATTTCAGACATATAGGTCGCACCCAATCCTAAACGTCTTGCGATTAACGATGCAGCGCCCCAATCTTCTTGATCTAGATGTATCTGCAAATGTTCTTTAATAGGAACACAGATTAAATTATCAATAGAGTTATTATTTCTATTACCATCTAGATGATGTATTTCGTATGAGAATCCAAATTCGTCTCTTGGTATTGGACCATTAATAGATTCCCAAAGTTTTCTATAATTCATACCATTTATCCTCTAAAAACTAACATTCATATTATTTATAATATCTTTGATTGCTAGTTTCTTGATAATACCAGTTATTTTATTCTTTATTGTTATATTTGTTTTTCCATCAACACATTCATACTCTTGTCTGAATTGATCTTCAGATGTATTGGCAATTGTTTCTGCTTGCCACTTGGCATCACGTCCAGGAATCTGACTCCAGTGAACATCAACTCGACCATAAGTATTTCTACCTTCTTCAGAGTCAACCCAGATCTTATAAAACATGTTCATCCCTTTGGGAGTAGATGTAATTAAGATCTTAGTAGTTTGACCAGATGAAATTGTAGGATAAACTGATGCGAAAAATTCTTCTTGAATATTTGTAGGAACGAACGCAAACTCGTCAAGGTAAACTAGGTTGAACGAACCACCACGAATGGCTGATGAAGATGTAGCAGAAGCTAGAATCTTAGAACCATTCTCTAATTCAATGTTACCCTTGTTCCATTCAACAACACCCATCTGCATCCAGTTAGGTAGATGTTCAAACATAAGCTGGACACGACTTAGTATTTCTCTTGCGCCTCTGTCTTTGTTGGCTAGAATAGCAACGCTATAGTTCTCAGTGAAAAGAATTTTCCACATAAGATAAGCAGCAACAGTTGTTGTTTTACCGACCTGACGAGGCATTTTGCAAATAACAAAACGCTCTGCATCAAACTTGAGAACCATTTCTTCTTGGAAATCCCATAGTCTGAAATTCATCAAACCATGGTCCACGTTTACGATCTTACAATATGTTTTAATAAAATAAATTGGATCTTCAGAACACTTAATATATTCTTCTAATTGTTCAGCAGTATATTCTACTTTAACATTCGCCCTCTTTAGTCGAGGATTACCTAGGTATGTTTCAGCCATCTTCTTTTTTTCTATCTGCAATAAACTTCTGTAGTTCTGCAGTAGAACCTACGAACAGATTATTGGTGACACTTTGTGCCATTTTTTCTTCTTCTTTAACGAAGAACTCTTTCTTTTTCTTTTGCATCTCAACCAAATCTTTGTTGGCTGTTAGCATAGTATTCATAAGAGTTGCGAATACTTCGTATGCTCTTGGATGCTGAGATTGCTTTGCAACTTCTAGCATTTCCTCAAGAGCATCTTGCCCTTTATTGATAACATCATAAAGATTATCTCTTGCATATGTAAAGTCATCAGAAGCTTCAGTTTTAGATTCCACGTTTATAATAGATGGTAACTTTTCTTCTTTGACATCAGGTGCAATATTTAAAATATTGTCTAAGTTTTTCATTATATGTTCTCTGTTATATCCGTGATAAATCCGTAATTATCATCAGCATTGATTTGAGTATAAGGAATTGACAAAGCAGAATTGGAAGTCGGCTGACCACTTGCAGTAAGACCAGGAACAACATTGATATGCACCGATTCAGTTGTTGCATTCGTATCAATAACCTGTGTATTGCTTGAAAGAATAATATTCGTATCAGCAAACTTAATCAGGTTTGAAGTTTTGGTAGGACCGAATAGATATCCCTTCATTGTGAAGGTAAGTGTCCAAATAATGGCACGTCTTTGTTCAAAGCTGCCTTCATAAGTATCATCAACAGAAACACTATTGATAATGATAGGAACATCATAAGTTCCGCCAACATCTGGTGAAAGAATAACTGTAGCTACCCAATCAGGTGTGAAGTAAGGAAGTATCTGCTCAATAATTCGTGTGCCATCATCAACATTCTTAACCATTACATAAAGGCTGAACGAAATATCATAAGGCACAGGCTGGTATTGTGTGTTTGTAACATCACCAACTTGCTTGTAAATCTTATTAAGCTTATTGAGTTTTCTCTCAGGAGCATAATTAAAAGTTGTCATTTCAAATGCAATTCTTGGAAGAGTAATCGCAACCTGATTATCTAATGTGGGATCTCCATCAAGACGAGCAAGAAACTTTTCCTTTGGACCATAAGACAAAGGAATCTTCAGAGTCTGAATTGTTTCGCCAGTTTTATCTTGTCTGTTAATATAGATGTTATTAAATAGTGTGCCAAACAGCACAACATATTTTCTTAATACACCATGATACCAAGTTGTTCCGAACATTATACGTTTCCTTCACTGAAAGGATCTATTTCGCCCCAGTCAAGGATAGTCGCACCTTCTGCTTGGAACTCGTCATTATCTGCGAACACATCATTAGATTGCGTATCTAAACTATAGCCACCCTGAACAATGTCATAACCATCCTGATCTGTGATTCCAAGACCAGCATTTGTTAAGATTCTCCAAGCAGATAGATCTTCACTGTTTCTTCTTTCGATCTTATCAATATCATAAATGCCAGTGCTAAATCTTTCATTGCTGTATTCGAACATTTCAGCAACAAGATCATACATCTGAATCGCACCCATCTGATAGAAGATAGGTGTTTTGTTTACATACTTGATAACAAGAATACGACCAGCCATTGGAAGATATATCAGATCACCTTCTTGAGGACGATCGATATTTTCGAACTGACCGATTTCATTATTAAATTCTCTAACAGCAATAGTGAACGTAACTTGGTCACGAATTTCTAAATTGAACTTAGATAGGAATTGCCCATCACCTTCATAGCTATCGTAGCTACGAATATACATGTCAATGTCATAAGCAATTTTATATTGTGAAAGAGAATCTTCACCATAAATTTCATCTTTGGCAACAAGAGTTCTTGGGCAATACATTACGTCATGCCCATAGATCTTTATGGATTCAATAACCAAATCTTCAATTAGATTTTGTTCTGGGCTATTAGAAAAATTGTTGAAAAAATACACTAGTCGCCATTAGACTATACCTCCCGTGGACTTATTTATTTTATTTGCTTTTCTTTTTTCCCAGCCCAATTTCACAATAGTTTTCCATTCTTCAGTTTGATAATATCCTGATTGTTTTCTAATTTCTTGTGATTTTTTTCCTGCATCACTAGCTGTTTTTTTTGTTTTTATTGTACCAACTCTTTTAGAATTAGCTTCTTTGATATTTTTTAACCATTGATCAGGATCTGAATATACTTTATTTTTTTGTGCATCACTCATAGTTATTTTTTGAGATAATGTTCTTTTCTTTCCAGTATTTTTTAATTTTCTTTTATTTA